TACACATATGGCCCAGAAAACTAAACTCTGAACAGGAAACGTGGTTGCGTTCCCCATGGGAGCATAGCTATGCAAATCCTCAACGAGGTTCCTTTCGGAACCTAATTTCGGAATCACAACTTTCTGAGCTCGACAACAACCGAAGTACTTGTAATTCCTCCCAAAGAGGATTTGAACAAGCGGCTCTGATATACGATCTGATGCCTCTTTCATATCTAGCGTGGCGTAACGCCGGCTTCGACTTGAACAGAGGGCCACCCGACCGTTTACCCACTGATCGTCGAAGTGTACGTGGCCATGAGGCCACGGACCCTTCGACCTCCTTAGAGAAGTAATACACCTCTCTAACTCACGTCTTAATCCTTGCTGAATCCAAATGGCTTCAGCAGGGTGCACACATATTAGTCTTGGGCCTCTCGTGTCCTTAGGGACGGCGATTAGCTTAGCTTCTATGTGTGAATCACAGACACAATCGTCCCATCGCTCAAGGTGATCCCTATTATAATATAAGGAAAACCAATCACTAAACGGGAACAGATAGTCTATGGTTTCATATCGATGGGTCCACCTCTCTTTTGAGGTGGTAACTGCACCGGGTCCGTGCGAGGGTCTAATACCCTCTGCATTGAACCGATACAACACCGACTGAACGTGACGACGAGTTCTGTCAAGGAGCGCTGGACTGACTCTTCCGAGATCAGCCCCGAACTCAGCAACAGAAGAATTAACATCCAAGAAGGCTTGGAATGCTTTTTCAGTGGTTTTGTTGTCATGTGTAACGGAGGCCTTGTAGCAGAACAGAAGAAGCTGACGAAGGTAACGCACTTTGTATGGGTCACTAAGTGATCCAGCTGCGAGCCTCCTCAGTCCATTCGGAAACATATCTAACTGGACATCACTGCCCAGTTCGACACATTCCAAAATGTGCTTCTCTAGCTTAGGAGCCTCTATGAGACACCATTGTAGGTCAACATAAGATCCTCGTATTTCAGAGAATCCAGTGAGATTTGCTACATCTGCTAGCAGGCCATTGTA